GCAAGTATTAAGTTCATTTGAAGAATTTTTAACTAAAGAATTACCAAATGAAATTGGTGGAGATCAAACTGCCTTGTTAAATATAAAGGATGAGATGCTTGGGTTGGTACAACAAACCAAGTACTTACTAACCTTGTCCTAGGAGTTAATATGAAAATTTCAGAACTAGTATACGAAGTCCGAAAACTAGCACGCAAAGAAGAAGATCCTATCAACAAGGATCTTTTTTATCAATGTGCTAAATCATTAGAAATTCTTGGAAATCTTGCAAAGATATCCGATCTTGCTGTCGCAGAACACAATGCTGCAGAAGAACCATCAATAGATTACGATGGTGAAATCAAATGGAATGTAGATGATGTAACTTTATCCATGATGGATGAACATATTGATGACCTAATTCAATATGGATTTATGGATCCGATTGATCGCTGGCCCTATGGGGAACAACCTTTTACTAAATTCGTTGCCAAATATGCTCAACGTCACTTCATCAAAGATTCTAAAACAGAATAAACCTTTGATGGAATAGATATATGACTTAGAACAGCCATGTTAGAAGGCATGATGCGTAAAACGCATTTGCTATAATATGGGTCTTGTTTAAAAGAATAGAACTTTCGTGATTTTTCCATCATGAAATGGCTATAAATGTATACGTGCGCACGTTTTGAATACATTTTTGTATCAATTTTTAATTTAAATTCATTAATAATACGAACAGCACGTTTTTCACAATCTCTTTCCATTGAACGAACGATAAAAAATGCTCTTTTGACATCTTTAGGAGCATAATTTTTACCTTTTAACCAGCCATCCACAATATTTGACGCTTTATATGACTTTTCATACACTTTACTGCTATTGATGTATTGTAAAAAATGACAATATTCATGAACAAGTACATGTAAAAATTGATTACATTGTCTGGCTATACGAATAGCCTTTCCAGACTCATCAAAGCACCCTGAACAGCGAAAACCGTCTACATTGATACATTTACCACGTCCAATAATAAGTTTCATACCATATTGGGCAAGATGATTACGTACAAATTTTATAAACTGACGACTCTTCTGTTCCATAAAGCCTCCTTCAGTCAGAATTATTTAGGGAATTACTTGACGTATCAAATATATGGTGTATGATGTAGTAACTTCTTATAAGAAAGGAAAGTTATATGGATATTACTACTGTTGACCGTCCGACGAAGATTCAAAAGGTGTTTGATTATATGCGCAGCGGCTCCACGCTGACTGCTGGAGAAGCACGCAAGCGTTTCCGTGTTACTAACATGCGCGCAACTATGAGTGATCTTCGTGAGGCATTTGATCGTTTTGATTTGAACTACACTGTAGTTCGCGAAACAAAGAATGGTCGTTCGTACTACCGAGTTGTTCGTTCTCGTAGTCGGTAAAATTTGTAAAATGTTTGTTAGATATAAGACCTCCAGAAATGGGGGTCTTATGTTTTTATATTAAAGTATATAGTAGACTTTCCAGTGAGAATACCATATATAGTTGTTGCCGCTGGTGTAGGGTTAATCATTGCATATGCACCATTGTAACCGGGTATACCATAACTATTGTATATTGTTCCTAGTGAAATATTATATCCAGCATCACTATAGAATTCTAATTCATAACCAATTAATGAAGGGTGGCTCAAATCTATTTTAAATATATTATTTCCCGTTGATCGGTTTAATGTTACTGGTTGTGTTATTGTTACGTTTAAAGTAGTTGATGGAGTTAAAACAACTGAGCTAGGTGATGCTACTGTTATATACAACAAATTCGTAAATGCTGGTGAAATTATATAAATGTCTGTACCAATATCAGTACCATAGATTAAATCATAACATGACTTACAATCTACAAAACTAGATGTGTACACTGGTGGTAAACTCATACGCCGCAATTCAGATTGATTAAGCGTTTGATTTTCAAAACAAAATGCTAAATTGGAATCGCTTGCATTTAAAATAGTAAATATACCAGTTATATTTGAATTGTATGGAGCTGTTATAAGTGATGGTTTTCCACGTAGATATAAATCTACGGTTGTAACTGTATTAGAAAAGTTTTGAAATGTTCCACCTGCAGCAAAATATAATACTTCTCTAGAATCTTTTAATGTTGTTGTTCCATTTACTAGAATTCTTTCCGCATTATTTGCAGTTCCACCACTAATTTCAATATACTCTTCCAAACCATATATTGATCCAAGTATTCCCATATTATTAAATGTTGTTACAGAAAGATTGGGTAAAGAATTTACTAAAAAATATCCAATAGTTCCACCAGTAGATGTAAATGTATATTGGGGAGTATCAACAAAATTATCTTTTCCATAATAATTGTAGTTTGACTCTGCAGTCATGCCAGAAATAATTTTTGAAACAATAAGTCTACCAGCATTCAATACTGATGATATTCTGCAGGTTCCGCTTAATATTGTATTAACATTATTATACTCATCAAAATATTGTGACGCAGATATCGTAAATGTTTCTCCACCACCGGAAAACCCATTAAATGTTTTTCTTAGATATACAGCATCGGAATTATCGTATACATGCGAATAATCAATAGTACATGTAGAACCACTGATTAAAATATTTGGTTTGGCATTAAGTATTCCATATTTAAAAATAGGATCTACCGTTAATCCAGTAATGTACAAACCATAATTTTTTAAAGTTCTAACTTTATTTAATGTATATGCTGATTCTGTTTCTGCCATTTTTTATTCACGATGCATTATAAAATAGTGTTTGTGTACCACTTCCAGTTACAATGTATATTACATTAGTATTATTTACTTTAACAAATATTTCTTCACCTGGATCCAACCCATAAGATGTAGATGCAGATACTCCAGTATTACCTGCAAAGTAAACCAAATTTGTATTAGTTGCTGCCGCTTTAAGGCTTATGCCATATGAGCATGTAAATCCAGTTACATCCATTTGTGTTGCAAACGTATTTGGAGATGCTCTACCAGATTTAATACTAGATGGAACACTACCTGCAATGCTCAAGATTTGTGCATTGAGTGTACCCAATTGATTACTAATACCAGCCATCGATGCTAATAATGCAACATCATTAATACCAACAGTGTTTCCTACAGTAACATCAACATTACGACCACCAGTCATTCCTTGAATACGTAATCCATTACCAGGAGAATCGTTGGTTACGCCAATTACAGCTCCAATGTTTGCTGTGATGGTAACACCACTAAAGCTTACTTGCATTGGATTTGCAGTGGTTCCGATAGCAACACCACTGGCATTTACAATATTTGCATATAGCCAAGTGCTTCCAGCTGGACCAAATACAGAAACATTATCTGTTAATTTATTTAAAAATCTTCCACCCGTAACTTCCACACGACATCCCGGTGGTGTGTATACTGGAATAGGTGATGCAGTAATACCTGTCACAGCTACACTACCGGAAACAGGGACGGCAGTTCCGCTAGGGTCACCTTCTACGGTAATAGTACCACTAAATCCTGATATAGTTGCAGTTAATCCTGTAGTAATAGTTACAGGAAATGGGTTGGATTCACTTACAGGGTTAAATGCGCCAGACGCACCAAATACAGTTTTGTAATATTGTACATAATATGTATATCCAGACGGATCAATAATTGGATCCGCACCAATAAATGCGGTGGCTCCAGTGTTTAATCCTAAGTAGTTGCTTCCGAAATAAGGTGATAGGCTCATCTGTTATCCTTTAAAGATTGTTTATCATCAATATTTATACTCTTTAATTTATTGGATTTCTTATAAATTCGGTATATACTGTATATTATGTACATAGATGATACAGCCAAAGAAAAATTTTCAAATAAAGTTCTTCACTTAGTTAAAAAAACAAAATTGTCTTTTATGGATTGTGTTTTGTCTGCAGGTGACGAAATGGGTTTAGACCCATCGGCTACCGGTAAACTTTTAACAAAGCCTATAATAGAAAAAATTCAACAAGAAGCACAAAATCTTCATTTGTTGAAAAAAGGAAAAAACAAACAACTTCCGGTTGACTAACAAGAAATAGGTTATATACTAATAACAACTATAGGCCAAGGTAGTTCCTTGGGGAAAGATTTAATATGGCAGGTTTTTCAGATTTTAAGAAGAAGAGTAAGAACTCAGTCGCATCTCTAACAGAACGTCTTGATAAGATGTCTTCCAAGGACAGCTACAAGGATGATAGATTGTGGAAGCCAGGTATTGACAAGGCTGGTAACGGCTACGCAGTAATTCGGTTTCTCCCAGAAATTGAGGGAGAAGATACGCCATTTGTAGCAGTTTATAGTCACGCGTTTAAAGGTAAGGGTGGTTGGCTGTTTGAAAACTGCCTAACTACTCTCGGCGAAAAGTGTCCAATCTGTCAGGCAAACACAGAACTGTGGAATAGTGGTATTGAAGATGATAAGAATATTGCACGTAACCGTAAGCGCAAGTTAACTTACATCTCTAATATTCTTGTTGTTGAAGATCCAGCAAACCCAGAGAATAAGGGAAAGGTTTTCCTTTATCAGTATGGTACCAAGATCTTCCAGAAGATTCAAGCACTCGCTCATCCAGAATTTAAGGATGAGACTGCAGTTGATCCATTCAACTTTTGGACTGGTGCAGACTTTAAGATTAAGATTCGTAATGTTGGTGGTTACGTAAACTATGATCGTTCAGAGTTTGCTGCTTCTGCTCCTCTTCTTGGTGGAGAGGATAAGAAGCTAGAGGAACTTTGGAAGAAGCAGTATGCTCTCAAGGAGTTTACTGATAAGAGTCAGTTTAAGAGTTATGAAGAACTTCAGGCTCGTCTAAAGAAGGCTACTGGAGATGATATTCGTGCTCAGTTTACCGAGTCCAGTAGCATCGAAGATGATGTTAAGGATACACTTGCTGAACATGATGTTGAAGAAAAAGACCCGCTGAAGTACTTCTCCGAAATGGAGAATGACTGAAAAAAGCCCCGCAAGGGGCTTTTTTTATGCCCAACGAGGATATTCAGAAAATTTAGAACGTCTTTCTTCAAAAATTAAATTAGTTTGTTCTAATATTGGTTTTTCTTCAAAGTTGTTTGATGCTTTTGGAAAAGGAATCCATTTAGAACGTTGTTCATTGCCAAGTTCTTGTATTCCTTTTTGCATACCATCAACTGTTTCTTTTAATGCTTTATATTGTGTTTCTGGATCAAATTTAATAGTTAAATCCATAGCAACTTTTGATGCTTCTGCAGTAGTATTGTTACTAATATCAACGTCGGCTGGATTATATGACATTGAGTCTGGTAATCGAATAATGTCTGGATTACTTTGTATCTCTTGCATCTGCTCAGACGCAGACATAATAGAATTACTAAATGCTTGCTGCTCTGCAACTAGATCTAATACAACTTCATTTGGATTGTCTATCATATGTTAAAAACCTTGAATTTTATTATTTGCTTCTTTGTATTTCTTTTGTTCTTGATAATCTATTAGCAATGATACATAGATTTCACGCTCCCACCAAAGCATATTATCTAAATCATACAGGTTCCAATTAAAATTATTTATTAAGGTAAAGTTTGTTGTAAAATAATCTTTTAAATCAAAAAACTTTACCGAAAGATAAAAAAATTTAAAAACCCGCTGACCTCCTTTGGACCATCTTTTGTTTCCAACATAGCATAAAGTTCGGGTTGATTTGCTAAAAAGTTTTCAAATTTACCGAGCATAGACATTGGAAGGTTGTCTAACAAATCTTTTAAATCTTTTGGAATAAATTTGTTTGGATAATATATTTCGTTTTTTACAACAATCTTTTTGATGCAACTTTTTATTAATTCTTCTTTTTCTAAAGAGTTTAGTTTAATTAAATTATTAATTGTTGGTGTTTCTAATACTAAATGTATTTCAGGTGAAATGTTTACAGTTTCTGTTACGATCTCATTTTTATGTTTAATATCAAAAATATAAAGTTGAAGTTTTTCTTCGTTACGTATTAGGTTTAATCGTTCATCAACACTTTTTGATCTTATTTGTAAAAATAGATATTCAGCATCTGCAAGACATAAATCTAATACATTTACACCTTGTGTATTTGTTTTTAAAATGTCAACTAATGCTATTAAAGATAATTTTTTATTTTCTTCTTGTAAAATTATAGATATGTTTTTTGCATCTTTAACTCTAAAAGGTGTAAATGTAACTTTTTCTTTACTAAAAGGAAGTTCAGTCTCATAACGAGGCATTAGTTGTTCTATTGATTGTAAAATATTTGGATCCATAATTATTACTTATTTAAATTGTTGGGATAGTTGGTAGCACAAAATTAAAATCTCTAAACATCATCAAAACACTGTACACAGAATACAGATCATTTTTTAACATACTTAATTCCATAGGTAGGCATTCCACTGGATATACTTCGTAAAATTCATACGTAGCATTTATATTTCCATTTGGATCTAGATAATTTATATTCATTTGAGTATCGTAGATAATATCATCATAATATGATAATTGAAATGGTTTGGTATAATCACCTTTTTGTCTACCACCAGCATAAATTGCATTAAACCATTCATTAAAAAAATATGTTATCTGGTGATCATTTGTTATTGCAAAATTTAACATAACACCTTCTGGAAATTTTTGTGATCTTGGTACGGTACGTCCAAGACCATAACCAGCTAAGTTATCAGCAACACCATCTATAGCTCTTCCAGATACTGTTACAGATAAAGGATTTAAATCAAAGTTTTCAATTTGAGGTATTTTTCTTGGTAAATTTAAAAAAGACATAGAAAATCTATTATTTCTTTGTAAACCTCTATGCCTTGAAAAGAAATCTTTAATACCTATAATTGAATTATTTGTGTTTGTCATTGCTGAATAGTTCTTTTTCTGTAAAAATTTTAAACTGTATTTTGTTTGACTCGCAATACTTTTTTGCAGCTTCCCATTTTGCGCTGTTTATAGTCCAAATAATTTGTTCTTTTTTAGATGCATTTTCTTTTAAATAAGTTTGTTTTTTTGGTTTAACTTCTACCATCCATGTTTGTACCCCCGTTGTATTTTTAAATTGAATTAAAAAATCAGGAAAATAATTATGAATTTTTTTATCTACCGGGCTAAAATATGGAATGGCAATTTCTTCAGAAGCCCATTTTAAAATATTTGGGTGTTCGTCACAAAAATTACATACATTTCGCTCCCAAAGAGATCTACAAACGATCTTTGATGCGTCTCCTGCATACTTTTTAGGATTCTTTGGATTGAAGATTGTTTTGTACGCCATCCTAATATTTAGAGAATATATCTAAATATTTTATATGGGTTTCTATCAATATCCTTCTAACAGTGGGTCAAATTCAGCAGCTGAACAACCTCTTTGGTTAAATTTTTATAGTGCACCATATTCTTTGGTAAACTATGAACGAACCAGAGGTGGTGTTATTCAGCGTAATCAACAGCATATAATGCTTCCGATGCCAAAGGAACCAGGCTTCCAAGTTGCACATGAATACGGTGAAAGCAACAATAATCCAGTAGGACCCGTCCTGACGGCAGCAGGCATTGCTAACGCAGGCGGTGGTGTCAAAGGCACAATCAATGTGTTGAAGCGTATGTTGCAGCCAGCTACTTTTTACTGGGAAAGAATGTTTGCCACCTCTACTTTTAGAAGATTTAGTAATATTGCTGAATACACTATGGTCTCTGAAGGTAGAAAAAAATACTTTTTTCAATATGTACTGGTTCCAAAAAATGAAAAAGAAAGTATAGAAATTGAAAACATCGTAG